GCCTTGGCCTTTGATTGGCGTCTGCTCTACTTCTCTAATCAAACGAATTTTTCTTGGGTCAAGATAGCGTAGTTCGACAATTCCTTTTTTGAGGTTTTTTTCGTCAATGACAGCATGATAGTTTAGGCGACCGTCCACATAAAATTTTGCAAAAATTTCATATGCATTATTTGAAAAATCAAGTAATTTGAGAATATTGTCAAATTCTTCAAAAATTCTTTCTTTGACGCGATCAGCAACTTCAACATCATCTAATACTACTTCTACCACTTTTTCAAAAGTGTTTACGCTAATTGCCTCATTGACAACTTCATCTACCGCCTGTTGTATCTCGGGACTAAGTGTCATAGTCCGATATCTTGTAACTAGTTCAGCTTCGTTTTTAGCACTGCCTTCTAAATCTAAAAGCATACCGTAAGAACCACCCAAAGCAGTTCCTACGGTTAATGCACCATCATCATTTAGCGGTTCAGCGAAAGATGTAATCTGTGTTTCGACTTCATCTTCTGTTCTTTTTATCTCAAATCCGAATAATTTCAATTTTGTTCATCTCCTTGTTTATCACTTATTTATAATCAAAAAACACAAGATTATGTAATAGAATTGCCAGTCACGCCGCCGGATATTCTCCATAGATCATATTGGAAAGTAACTGTAAATTCTTGAATGGTATCTGCTTGATCCCAACCAGTTGCCATTTCAGAAATCTGAATTGGGTGTATACCTTCAAAAGTATATTCCCGAAGAGCCGAACCGTCTTTTCCATATTGTGTTATTTGAGCTTGTGCTTTATATTCTAAAGGTGTAGCTCTCGTATTACTGATATGAGAATTTATTGAGTTAGACCAAGCTTCCATTGCATTTCTGATTAGAAAGTCTTCATCGTTTATTACTGTTACTGTCCAATCATCAAAAGTCCTATCACCACCCATTTTTATGGTACGACCAAAATATGGAACAGTAATAGGCCCAACAGTAGAGCTTGGTATTGCGGCGGCTTTTACCATAAATGGAACCTTAAAATCCGCCACGCCGTTTATAGGGTTTGTAATCTGCACTTGGAAGAGTGATGGTCTTGCACCACCACCCACCAATTGCGCTTTAAATTCATTTATGTTAAAAGACACTTGCTTGTTTCCTTTTTTTATCTATATCATTTGGAACTATTTATATTAAAACGGCTGGCCCACAATTTCATCAAACTCTACTCCAGTTCTTGTAGCAATAAAAGTCAACTCGATAAAATTGATTGTGCGGGCTGGTTTTATAAAGATATTACCTCTAAAAATATTTCTATCAATAACATCAGGCGTATTTATTGTAGAGTCACTGACAACTCTAAAATCAATAATTCCGCGCTTACCTTGAATATCTCTTAGCAACGGTTCTACCAGATTCTTAAACTGTGTTTGTGTGAATTCATCGTTAAATTCAAACAAGAAAATACGTGATGTTGTAGCGATAGCTTTTTCTACAACAATAAACAATCTTCTGACATTCAATCTACTGAAAGCAGAAGGCGTACTAAGACCAGTCTTGTCACCAAATAGTAATGTTCCTTGGCCAGCTTGTGAAATTACTGGGTTCACATCTTTTCCATAAAGTACATCTCTTTGAGCTTTATTAGGGTTAAACGCCAATTTAATTACGTTCTTAATTATGCCTCTTCTATATCCAGCGGCAGATTCCCATGGGTCAATACGTGCCCACAAACCTGCAATATCACCATTTAGCGGAACCCAACGGTATACATCATTATACTTATCATAGCGATATTTATAACCACTATCCATAAACCAATAAGATGAATTCTGCAGTTGATTTCTAAAAATTATCACAGAATTTAGCTTATCATTGGGGTTTGATGGCGTAACAACATCAGCCAATGCTGGTGAAATAAACAGCACACAATCTTTTCTTACTTCGCATACATTGGCTATGATATAGTTCGCCAAACCAGTATTGTTGGCACCACCCATAGCTTTGCCTTGTAGCACAAATGCGATGTCTATTTCTTCAGAATTGGTAAAACTATCATATCCAGCCGCTAAAGCGCCAAATGACAAGAGAGTGCTTGTATTTTCACCATTGCCGTCAGAACCACCCACGAAGTTAAAATGATATGGCAGATCAGAATCTACGATGTTTTCATTTTCTACATGACTTACCCAAGAAGAACGATTCTCCAAAAGAACTTTGTAGTTATTGGTAGAACCATCTTCTAATCTTGCATTTTCTATAGTAGAAACATTTTCAAACACCTCAAGTATAGAACCAGCTAAATTGCTAATTTTACCATCATTGTCTGCCACTACGATATGGATAGAGTTTGTTGATGGGGCACCACTAACAGAAGAATAATATTTCCAACGTCTTTCAAGAATTAAAGAAAGTCCATCTTCTGTTGCTAATGTGTACCTGTTATTGAAATTCAATGTGTATGTAAAAGCACCATCACCATCAGGACCAGCTTTGGCGAAAGAAGCAACGCGCATATCTTGATATCCGACGTTGTTATTACCAACTCTTAATATATCATCAGTTGTAATATCAGTAAGTGGTAAATCTTCTTGCGAAGTGAATACTAGTTGATTACCATTAAATACTATAGTAGCGGTAATACCATCTAAATCGAGATCGATGATTTGTTTGGAATAAGCATCAGCAGAAGTTATGTAAGAAACATTCAAAGAATTACCAAGTGAGCCTTTATATTTTGCAATAAATGGGCTACCTATTAAATTGGCATTTTCTGCGTTTTCTATTACGCGGGTAACATACAATGCATTTGAATATGCCAAAAAATCTGCGGCAACAAAAAAGGTCTCCGCATTAAAACCTGTTGGCTTGCCAAATCTTGAAGTCAAATCTTTTTCAGATGTAATCAAAACTGGCTCATTCTCTGGACCCCAAAGAAAAGGACCAGCAATTGCAGCTTGTGTTGATGATATTGCAGGGATAACAGCGGTCGCATCTACTTCACGAACTGTTACAGATGGGCTTACAGAAAAAACCATGTTTTTTTCTCCTTTGTGTGTATTAAACTCGGATTTAAATCAAATTGCTAATTGTATTTATATAAACGCCCTTTTCAATAATTACCAGTTTACTGCACCATCATCTTCTCTACCGTCTTGAATGAAACCAAAAGGAAGCAATTCGGAATCTAACTGATCATCAGTTTTTTCTTTTAATCGCATTATTGTATTTATGTCGGTTATGTCTTTAAAATATGTCTGTTCAACCAACCAAGAAAATAATACTAAGGTCATAACCATATCATCATGCGCACCGGACTCCGCCTCATATGATGCACCTTTTTTAGAAAACCTTGAAAGTTCTTGTATAGTGTCAAAATCACATACTATCATCTGTTCTTGTTCAATTAGCATTTTCAATATAGAGCAACCAATTGACTTCACCGACTTTGTAGTACGAACACCCCTATCTACATTCTTACCAAATCCGCCCGAAACCCGCTTTCCTGATCTTCCGGCATTTTCTGTAAATATTAAGTTCTCATACCCAAAATCTAAGTATAGAACGTCACTAACCTGCCCACCAATGTCATTTATTTCAACCATCACATAGGCTTCGTTGTACAGATTGGCAAATCGAAAAATTATAGAGGCGAAATCAACTGGCCCTATGAAATTATCTCGAAAAGCACATACCTGTTTATATGGCATTTCAGTAACATCCATTATAGAAAAAGTCGAATAATCTAATCCTTTTCCTCTTGAAACGTCCGCTATGAGAGTGTATATTCTTTCTTTTTGTGGCTTATCGTATTGCTTTATACCTTCACTTTGTGCAATCGGTATGAAAGGTGACAAATTTTTCAATTTATGACCAGAAATTAATGTACCCGAACTGCCAATAAATTGACAATTATGCGATACTAACCCATTGGTGTAGTATTTGTGGCCTTTTTCTACATGCAAAGCATCATAAACGGGAGCAATTTCGGAATCGTCTTTGTGAATAAAAGATATATTGGTAAAACCTTCACTGGTCTGTATCTCATCCCCAATAGCTAAATTTTTTGCTTCGATAAATCCACATCTCATTTGAAACTTATGGTCTAACGAACATTCAATAGTCTCAGCATTTTCAAACGATATTTTTATGATGCCTGTAGCAATCTGTTTCCTAACCCCGTGAAAGTGCGAGAAGCCGTCTGGTGTTAAAATTTCATACTTATCTTGCATCTTAGAAGGCCCGCTCAACTGATCTTCATACAGTTTTTCTATAGACATTGTTGATACCTTACCACTTGTCTTGGCTCTTACTGTCACTAAAGTATTTCCCTTAACACAACAATATTCTTGATTGAACTTCTCTTCATCATGGTCTAAAGCTTCCAGTGTTTCTTTCTTCCATTTTTCACCACGGCCTGGGACATCATTCCACATTACTTTGACAAACTCATATCCGTTAGTACCTTCTTCCGCCCCTTTACATGTCTTGTAAAAATGATTTAGACCTTTGGGGGTAGATGTCATAAGAAGTTTAGTATTTTCGCCAGATGAAATTGTTGGATATACAGAAGCAAAAAATTCATCATACCCTTCAATAAATGCACATTCATCGAGATATAAAAATGCGCAGTTATGAACTTCTACGCCTTCAACCGTATAACTGTTAGTATCTTCCACTTCTATGATATCATAGACAGGTTCATCATAACCAGCTGGCTCGCAATTAATGAAATTTTTACCATATAAAACGTGGTCAGGCGTCATATCAATAGCTTGCATCCATTCACCGCCGTCCGTCAAAAACTTATGGTCGGAAGTGCATCTGATGGGTTTTGTATCTTCTATATTGACAGTATATACTGGTTTATTACCCATGTACGAAACACCTTGGAAATTTCTGAATTCTCCTTGTGATAAAATTTTCATCTTTTATGTGCCATTCCTTTGACCCACCCATCTAGATATAGATTCCCCTCGCTTCGCGTTAGACTCTGGTGTTTTTGGGACACCAGAGAATCTATCGCTGCATATCTTAGATTTTATGACATTTCTTTCAGCTTTTTCATCCAACCATTGTTGTCTTTCGTTGAATCTGTCTATCATTCTTGTTTGCAGAAAATCGGATTTGTAACGGCATACACCTTGTGAAAACAGGGTTGCTAAATTGTGCAGTTTTGTTTTTGTTGGCCCCACGTCACACAAACCAAAATAATCGTACAGTTGTTCCCTGTTATAACATATCTCTCCGGTCTCCACGATGATAACTTCAGCCCATGTGAATGGCGACGATTTAAAGGTCTCATTTCTTGCATTCTGAATCTGCAATATAGTTTCTTTCTTGTGTTTTTTGCCGAAACCCCCATTATTCTCTCCAAACAATACACAAACATTTCCACCTAAGCTCAAGTTATAATTACTCTCGTCCAATATCCATTCGACATTAACTATATCTGCTTCGAATAATTCGGCATCTTTTTTATTATCTGTAACATATAAAAGCACCTGTTTCATATTTTCAGGACCGTACTTCATTAAAGCCTTTTTTATCAATACACCAGAACCTAGATACCCATCTCTAAAGATAGATCCAGATTCACTCTCAACGCTTAAAATGTCGCTTTTATTTTTCAAACTATGAAATCCGACATATTCTTTATTATTAATTGTATTGACTGTTTTATATATAGAATATATCAATTACAAATTCTCCTATTTCAAATATTTATGAGACTCTTTATTTCGACGAGGTAATATCCGCCATCCTTTTCTATACAAACTTTAGTGTCTCCAGTTACGCAACTTTTTCCTCGGATTGCGGAAGACGAGGTTGTTCCTGCATATATTTTGCAGCCATTTTCTAATTCTATGCTATTTTTGTTCCACTCTTCGATCCCATGTTGCATCCAAGTAGGCAATGATTCATATGCAAGTTTTATTCTTGACAAAACTTCTTTAGCAGCATCACCTTTATTAGCAAGTATAGCGACTGTCTTATATTCATTGAATAATATGTAATGTAGTATGACCGCAACTGCGGTAGTTGTATTATGTGAAAGAATATCTCCTGTATAATATGTATGATTTTCAGAATTTACTGTGATATCATACATATTACTTGATTCGACTTTATTTTCAATTTTCAAAACTTTCTTGAAGCCATTTTTCGTAATTAACCGCGTAGTATTTGGAATAATATCTTTGGCGAATATCTCGTTATAGTTTTCGTCAAAAAGAATATGTGTATCTGCGCAAATTAATTCATAACCATCTTCTAACAGAATATACCATTCTTCATATTCTACAGTTTTATGAATATGAGAAATATCTTCCCAACCAGTATCAGTTTCTATTTCCCACTCATCTTCGAGATGAATCGTATCTATGAACTTTCGTTCTACTGTGTCAGAAAGTTGATGCATTCTCTTATTGTCCCTTCTTTATCATTTTTATAATCTAATTCCCATACTCTATGGATCATGAAATAATTTTCATTCACTATAATTTCTTTATAGATATTATATACTGTCTTCGTTTAGTCAACATCATTTTTAAACTGGGTCTTTTTCTTTTCGTTTTCATAAAAATCTCCTATAGTAGTTTCGACTATTTCACCAGTCTTTTTATTCTTTATTTTTATAGGAGTATTCATATGAACGCATTTTCCACTTTGCCTTGCCGTAAGTACGGCTACTCTTCTGTTATCTGTTATCTTTTTAACTATTTCTTCTTGATAATCATACATATCAAAGGGTACTAATCCTCTATCAACATGGACAATTTTGATATATTTCTTGGAAAAATATATTGGGTCTTGAGAACATTTAAAAAATTCTTGTACCATTTCTGGCGTCCACTCTAAAGGAGTACCCGACTTTTTTAAATGTTGATTTCCGAGATACCCACCATTCATGTCTGATTATCACCTTTCATCATTTTAAGTATGTCTGCGGTACTTAAAATGAGATTATTATTGACTACATTTGTTTGCGCGGCAGGATGGTCTTCTTTTGCGTATTTTTTCTTTTCCGCCATGGCCACAAATTCTTTGTTTGCATCTAATAGAGTTTTCATCATTTTAGACGCCACTTCAAATGCAGTTGGTGATTCCGATTGCTTGGCAAGTTCAAATATTTCATCTAAAGATGTATTACCCTTTTCAATCATGTCTTTGATGTTTTTGCGCGATAATTCTATATCTGCTGCCAATTCATCATCTATGGTAGTCATAAGGACTGGCACATCATCAAGTATCACTGGTAAATTTTCTATAATATCACCATCTTCAATTTCTGACAGTGACCTCAACCCTAATGCGCTCGCTATTTTTTCTTCACTCATTATTTTTCCTACTGTGGTTCTTCTTTTATTACGATGACACCCCAATCATCGTCTTCTATTATTTCAATATATGGGATAGTTTCGGTTATGTCTGTTGTTGGTTCGCCATTTACAGTTAGGCTTGGTTGTATTGTAACTATAGATTTTTCAATAGCATCAGTATTTGTAGAAGTAAAATATCTTGTGTCTATGAATTTTATGACTTTTTTATCTCTGGTTGGACCGAAGAACCAAGCTTTCATAGAAAAATTTAACGTCCAAAGTAAA